AAGTATGATAATCCCATCTATGAGGCGGCAGGGATGGAGCCGCAGGAGGAGGAGAGCGAGCAGCTCAAAACCTTTTTGCGTGCGTCGGCTAATCGCACCAATGGAGAGCTTAAAAACCTGACACAGAGCATGGGATTTGCGCAAAGGATAGGCGGCAGATTGGTGTTTAAGTCAATTGCTCGGTATTATCAAGACGCTTTGGATTTTGCGCTTATCAAGGTGCAGAGTGGGGAGCAGGACGCGGTGAGTGCCATCCGACAGGCGGTCAATGAGCTTGCGGGAGGCGGGCTGCGGGTGGTGGATTACGCTACCGGCCACAAAAACCGCATTGATGTTGCGGTGCGCCGTGCGGTGTTGTCCGGGATTAAAGATACAGCCCGGGAGACATCTCGGATGCGAGGCGAAGAGATGGGGGTTACCATCTGGGAAATATCCGCCCACTCTGGCGCAAGGCCCACGCATCAGGTATGGCAGGGTAAGCGGTTTGATACAACCGGGACCTATTACCCAACCGAGCAAGAGCTAACCCACGGCGAACTGAATGACTACGGCTGACGGCATGACATTCATCCCGTGCCGGATAAAGATGCTCCCTATACATGGAGTGAAAAAGAGCTGAAAGAAATCGACCCGGAACCGATTGTATTTGAAGGACAGACCTTTGATGCTTACCAATGCACCCAACAGCAACGAAAAATAGAACGGGCTATCCGCAAAAGCAAACGTGAACTGATTGCGCTAGACAGTGCTATCAAAGCTGCACCTGATGAATTAAAAGAGCAATTGCAAGCGACATTTGACACAAAATCTGCGTTGCTTAAAAGGCAGCGTGATTTGTATAAGCGGTTTTCCGAGGCAGCTAAACTAAAAGAACAGAACGAGCGAACACAAGAATATGGCTTTGGCCGGTCGCTCTCTGCAAAAGCAAATGCCGCCGCTAGGAGACGCTGAGGACATGCCGACGGGCGTTAAATGGAGGTAAATATGACAGAAGAAGTAAAAGAGACCACTGCACAGCAGGAAAATCCCATTCTCACAGAGGAGGAAAAGAAATTCAGCCAGGCGGAAGTAGACGACTTGATTTCTAAACGCCTAGCAAGAGAACGAAAAAAATACCCTACAGATGAAGAGCTTGCTGATTGGCGAAACTGGAAAGAAACCCGGCAGCAGGGAGAGGAAGCAAGCGCCAAAGCTGCACGCGAACTAAACGATTATAAAACAAAATACGATCATGCAATCAGAGAACTGGAACAGGCGCGCAATGAAATGTATCTCCTTGCCAAAGGGGTACCGGGAGAAGATGTTGACTATTACGCCTACAAAATCAGCAAACTCACCAATGAAGAAACAACGTTTGAGCAGGCCGCGCAAAAATACCTGGAAGAAAAACATATTGGAGGCATGAAAGTCTCTACCGGTGTACAGGTGACCGGATCGGCGGCCAAGTCAGAAAACGACGTTATCAACGATGCGTTGCGAAAGATGACAGGGAGGAAATAAATTATGGCAATTGATATTACAACCAGAGAAAACGCGCAGGCGTTAATTGAAACACAGCTAATCCGCTCGATCCAGCAGGATGTGCCAAAAGAATCTATCTTTATGCAGCTTGCAACCCGGCTGCCCAACATGACAAGCAATCAATCCAAGATGCCGGTGCTGGATGTGCTGCCAATGACCTATTGGGTAGATGGGGATACCGGATACAAAGGCGTATCCCGTGCAGCGTGGGATAATGTGTACATCAATGCGGAGGAGCTGGCGGTTATCATCCCGATCAGCGAAAACGTACTCAGTGATGCCAGTTATGATATTTGGGCACAGATCAAACCGCGCGCAAATGAAGCAATTGCAGCCGCAGTAGACGCAGCAGTATTTTTTGACATCAACAGACCGTCGAGCTGGCCGAACGGCATTGTTACACAGGCACGAAATGCGGGAAATAACGTATCTCCAGCGTCCAAAGATTACTTTGATTTGATTATGGGTGAAGGCGGCGTACTGGATAAGGTAGAGCAGGACGGCTATGTAGTCAACGGCGCTGTAGCAATGCCCGGTATCAAGGCAAAGCTGAGAGGTTTGCGCACTACTGACGGGATGCCAATTTTTACCCAGACGATGCAGGAAAGCACCCGCTACGCGCTGGATGGCAGTCCGCTGTACATTATGGAGAATGGAGCATTTGACGCAAAGTCTGCCCAGCTGATCGTTGGTGACTTTAAGCAGGCTGTTTACGCTATCCGTCAGGACGTTACCGTTAAAATCCTTGACCAGGGCGTTATCCAGGACCCCAGCAGCAAAGACATTATCTATAACCTTGCGCAGCAGGATATGGTTGCGCTGCGCATTGTGTTTAGGATGGGTTGGGCGCTTCCGAAGGCGGCCACTCGACTTGATCCAGATCGCGCAGGGTGCCCATTTGCTTATTTGGAGCCGACTACTGCGTTGACTACCCAGACCGTTACAATTACAGTCAATGATGGAGTGGCAACCGAAGAAGTAGATCTGCTTGCTGCAAATCCGGTAGAGGGGGCAACCGTCAATTTTAACGGATCGATCAAGAAGACAGACGCATCCGGTCAGGTGACCTTTACCGCACTCGCAGGCAAGTACCCAACAAGCGTCAAAAAATCGGGATACCAGGGCACAAGCGAGACAATTGAAGTAGCATCTGCCCCGGTTACCAAGACCATGGTTATCACCCCAAAGGCGTAAGCAATGGATTACAGCTTTTATGTGGAGGAGTACCTGGGGAGTAAAATCCCCGGGGAATCCTTCCCACAATACGAAAAACGAGCGCTGGCTTACTTAAAGATGGCTGCACCGCTGGCGGCAGGACAGCCAGACCGGTATGAGGTCAAGATGGCGTTGTGCGCGGTAGCGGATGTATTGTATACCGACGAGCAAAGCGGAAGTGAGTACGGCATTACAAGCGCCACCAATGATGGCATATCGGTAACCTATGCTGCCGCAAAAAGTACTTCACAGCGCAGCTACGACGCGCTAGCACTGTATTTGGCAGGGACAGGGCTGTTATATCGAGGAGTGAAGATGCGCGGATGTTAGGAACAGATAAGACCATCACCATCTTTAACCGCTACATAGATGCTGAACATCGGGAGCGATGGCAAGCAACAGTCATTGTCGGCGCGTCCTGGTATTACACCCGCAGCTCGCAGATAACAAAGGATGGGCTATCAGTGTCCGAGAGCTGTATTGTCCGTGTGCCAAATGGAGCTGCTAAACGATATGTACACCCAAGAGAATTTACACCAAATGATGATAGCTGGACAGCATCACCAAAAGATAAGGTGGTGTTGGGAGAGATCAGCGGCGCACCGGAGGATGACACGCTGCCGACTTGGCTCGAAAAAAACTGTAACAATGTAATAACGGTCAATGCAGTTACCGACAACCGGGGCAAGCCCCTTGCGCACATCCGAATCGGAGGTGTCTAAAATGCCGATGACGGTCAAAGTGGATACTAGCAGTATTAGCAAGATTTTAAGCGCACGAGGCTTGCAGCCGGGCGGGAAGGTCCAGCAGGTATTGACAAGTGAGATATATCGGCAAGCGGAACCATATACGCCAATGCGCAGTAAAACACTTATCCGCACTGCGGAGGTCGGCAAGGATCATATTACCTATGTGCAGCCTTACGCTCGATATCTCTATTACGGCAAAGTAATGGTTGGGCGTGCCCCAAAAACAGTTACCAATCGAGATTTGCAGTTTGGCGGCGGGGGCAAACGGGGTGCAAGGTGGATACCTCGAATGTGGGAAGAAAAGAAAGAAGAAATTACAAAAACAGTTGCAAAAGAGGCAGGAGGTAAGGCGGGATGAGCATTATTGAAGGAGTCAAATCGTTTATTGCTTCTTGCCCTTATCTTGCCGATATGGCAGCAATCTATACCGACTATACCGATTCGGAGCCTGATAATTATGGCATTGCCGATTATGGCGAAGGAGAACCGGTGTCGGTGTATATGGATGGATCAATGGTTTGTCAGCACAACTTTGCGCTGTACTTTCGGACTTACACCAATTCTGACCGCGAACGGATTGAGGCAACTGGATTTTTTGAAAAATTTTCAGATTGGCTCGATGAGCAGACAAAAAAAAGAAATCTCCCAGACCTGGGAGAAGGGAAAGCGGCAGAATCCGTCCGAGCGGCAAATGCGATGCTCTATCAGCAGGACGAAGATGGCGTTAAAGGATTGTATCAGGCACAGTTTATTCTAACATATGAAAAGGAGTGAAGAAAATGGCGTTAATGACTCCAAAAAACTATAACAGAATTTATTTGATGAATTTGGGTACCACCGAGGAACCAGACTGGAAACCGATCACAGTCGGCATCTCTGCCACTGAGGTAGAGGTAGAGGAAGAAGCAGAGGACTATTATTACATGGATGGGCGCGGAACGCCTGAATCAGAACCGGCAACGCAGAAGATCACCCGTACTTTTACCGGCCATCGCAAGGTTGGTGATCCGGTGCAGGATTATGTATTTGATGTGATGATGGAGGACCTCAACAAGCGCAATACCGAGATCATTGAGTACAACGATATGATTGCTGCAGGGACACCAAATGGTAAAAAATACCCAGCGACGGTATCTGTACAGAATGACGGCAGCGGAGAAGCACAGATGCGGCAGGACATCAGCTTTAGCATCACAAAAACTGGCGCAGCAGAAAAGGGCACTGTTACAAACGCAGACGGAACTTATACTTGGGCCAAAGCAGAAGGAACCTTGTCCGTTCTCTCACATCCATCCAAATCAAAGAGAGTAGAGGTATAACATGACCAACGAATTTAACTTTGCTCCCCGCCCCACAGTGAAAATCTGTGGGCAGGAGTTTGATCTTGATATTACCGATGTGGGAATGATCTCAGCAGTAATTGATAGTTATTCTCAACTTATTATGCAGTAT